TTACATGCCGCCGGGCGGACTGAGCCAATCGCCTTACGGCACGCTGCTGGGCCGTCCGGTCATGCCGATTGAGTACGCGGCCACGCTGGGCACGGTGGGCGACATCATCCTGGCGGACCTGAGCGCTTACGCCTCGGGCACGCAAGGCGGTGTCGATTCGGCTATGTCCATGCACTTGCGCTTCGACTACGCGGAAACGGCGTTCCGCTTCATGTTCGCCGTGGACGGGCAGCCTTGGCTCGCGTCCCCAATCACTCCATACAAGGGTGGCAGCAACACGGTCTCTCCGTTCGTTGCTCTGGCAACCCGCAGCTAAGGAGGCTCGATTCCTATGAGTTCTGTACTTGTTGAAGGCGTCAACATCGTTCCGGCGTGGGCCGAAAACGTAGTTGACATGGACACCGACCAAACCGGCGATTACATCAGCCTGAAGGGCTACGGCAAGGTAGGTATCCTATTCGTGAAAGAGGCCGGGACCGCTGGCGACGATCCGACACTGACTTTGCAGCAGGCATCGGATGTGAGCGGCACTGGCGTCAAGGTGCTGAATGCGATTGACACCTACTGGATCAAGCAGGCGGCCACGTCGCTTGTTTCCACGGCCACGTTCACCAAGACCACGCAAACGGCAGACGAGCAGATTGCGTTCAACGCGACCAGCGCCGAGCAGTGCTTGATCTGCTATTTCGAGGTTAATGCCGAAGACCTGGACGTGGATAACGGATTCGATTGCATCCGTGTCAACGTCGCTCTCGGTGCATCTGGCGGTGCCCAGTGGGGAACGTGTCTCTACTTCCTGATGGACCCGCGCTACCCGCAGGCTACAAGCCTGAGCGCGATTGCCGATTAGTCCTTTCCTTTGTGACCCCTGCCCGGTGCACTGTGTGCCGGGCAGGTTTTACATTCCGAAGTGGCGGAAGAGGGTGGCAAGGCCGGAGCGGCCGCAACCTAAGGAGTCACCAGTGGCATTACCTACTATCCTACTCGCCTCGACTACGACAGCAGCCGGGGCGGTGAATACGACGGGCTCGGAGGTGCATATTCCCGGCAACTGGTCTGGGATGGCTTTCGTACTGGACGTGACGGCAGCCGCAACCGACGCGGGCGATACGCTCGACGTAAAGGTGCAAGCCAGGTGCGACGGTACGAACTACATCGACGTGGTGCACTTCACGCAATGTGTTGGCAATGGTGGGGCCAAGCGGCACATTGCCAAGATTTCATCCAGCGTTGCACAGGCAATGTTCGAGAACGCGGCGGCGCTCGGAGCAGGCAACGTGCGAAATCTGCTGGCGGAAGTTTGGCGAGTAGCCTACGCGCAAGTGGACGCCGACAGCAACGGCACGTTTACCTTCTCTGTCACCGCTTGCCCGATGTGAGGTTGACGATGCGATTCACACTTAGCAGCGGACCAGCGATAGAGCCCGTAACAGAGGCCGATTTGGTAAGTCATTGCCAGATCGGCGAACTGCCCGACGATCAGATCGGCAGAGCACGGGTCATGCTGTCCGCTGCTCGGCAGTGGGTCGAGAATCGCCTAAAGCGGCAACTCATCACCGCGACATGGATCGGCTATCTCGACACGTTTCCAGACGTGCTTGAGATCGCCGACAAGCTGCCCATTAAGACGATCAGCAGCATCATCTATCGGGACAGCAGCGACGTGGAACAAACGCTGTCCAGCAGTCTCTATCAAACGGATCTTGTCAGTGAGAACTGCCCACCACGCATCGAGCCGATCAGCGGGCAATCCTGGCCCAGCACTTACGACCGCTACAACGCGGTCAAGGTCACATTTACCGCGGGCTACGGAGCAACCAGGGAAAGCATACCGCTCGGCATTCGTCATGCAATCTTGATGGTTGCTGCCGACTGGTGGGCGAATCGGGAAGAGACGGTAATCGGAACGATCAGCAGCAAGATTGCCAACGGTGTCGAGATGGTGTTGCAGCCTTTCGATTGGGGATGGTACGCATGAGGTCAGGCCCACTACGCGACCGCGCCCGCATCCAGGAGGACACAAGCAATGCTGATACCCCTACGCCGACCTGGACCGTCCGAGTTGGCAACTGGCCTTGCACGGTTCTTCCGGTTGGAGGTGACGAGACCTATCGCGGACGACAGCTCGAAGCCCATGTTGATTTCATCGCCACCGGAAGACGAGTCACCGGAGTTACACCCAGGATGCGATTGTACCTCACCGCCGGCCTGCACAAGGGAAAGTACCTGAACATCGAGCAGGTCCACGAGAAGTGGGACCAGCAACGCAACCCGATCCTGGAGCTGTACTGTACGGAGTTGACGACGGTATGACCACCGCCAAGCTGGAGATCCCAGAGCAAGCCTTGCGAGCACTCGACAGGAAACTGGCGGGCATCGGCGGCATCGCACAGAGTAAGGCTCTGCTGGATGGGATGAAGGCGGCGGGTGGGGCAGTCAGGAAACGATCAAAAGAACTGGCCCCGGTGGCAAGATCGCGCGGGTACAAGCGAGGGCGTAAGGCATCGGTGCGAACACTACCGGCGTACAAGGTAAAGGCATTTGTCAGGGAATTGGAACCGATCTTGGAGGTGAGAGTTAAGGCCGCGCGGCGAGCACCGCATTTCCACTTGGTCGAACTGGGGCATCGGATTGTCACGCGCGGTGGCCGGGACACCGGACGACGGACACAGCCGACGATGTTCCTTTCGCGTGGCGGAAAATACTCGCAGGCCGAACAGGTAGCAGCCATGCAACAAGCGTTCGACAAGGCAATCAAAAAACTCATAGGAGCCTAAACGATGGCATACAGCGGAACAATTACCATCGCCTACGACGGCGGCGGTACGGCAAAATCAGACACGATTACCAAGAGCGCCTCGGGCCGGGTATCGTGGGAAGAAGACGTAGCGACGGCGACTACTGATGGCCAGATCAACTGCCCGACAGTGGATGTGTCGGAGCTCGAGTTGGTCTACATCAAGAGTACGCAAGATGTGACGTTGGAAACCAATGACGGCACAACGCCGGATGATACGCTGACGCTCAAGGCCAATCAGCCTTACGTCTGGTGGTCGAACGCGCCTTTCGTCAACAAACTGACGACGGACATTACGACCAACGTCTTCATCACCAACGCCTCGGGCGCAACGGCCACCGTGACGTTTGAGGCAATCCTGGACGCGACACCGTAACGATGGGACTTCTGGACGCATCTACCGGCGATCTGGTGACCTTCCTCAAAACGAGGACTGGTATCACTGCGCTGGTAGGCGCCACCACAAGTGCCCGCATTTATCCCGACGTGGCCAAGCAAGGGGCCGCACTTCCGCATCTCGTCTACACGGTGAGCGGCGGCGACTCCTACCGACATCTCGGCGGCGATAGTGGCTTGCGTCGCACGGTGCTGCAAGTATTCGCTTTCGCCGCGACAAGGGCCGGGGCCGATGCACTGGCCGAACAGGTGAGGCTGTCGCTTGCCAACTTTCGCGGACTTTGGACCGATACGCGGGTCCACGATTGCCAGACCGCAGCCCCACCAATCAACGGCTACGACGAAGCAGAGGACGCCAGCGACCAGGCTAAGTATTGGTCGATGTACGCTTTCGACCTTTTCCACAACGAAACCGCAGTTGCCAATGGAACCCGATAAGGAGGATGAATTATGCCGTTTGTACCCGATACCCAACAAGGCGCGACGATTGCTTTCACCGGATTGTCAATCGACATCGCCGCGCAAGAGATCCCGGAGACCACCGAGCAGATCCCGGTGATCGACATCACGAATCTGGCCAGCATCACGCAACGGCCGTACATCGTGGGCGACCTGAAGGACGTGCCGGAATTTACGGTCGTGTTCCAGAACGACGGCACCTCGACCAAGCCCGTACTCGGTACTACCTACGTAACGACCATCACCGCGCCGCTGATGGCCGGGGATAGTGTCGCCGAGAAATGGGCGGGCTCGTGCATCGTGACGGGGATCAGCAGCCCCGCGTTTTCCGCCGGCGCCAATGACTTGCAGCGCGTGAGCGTCACGGTGAAACCGGCAGGCATCGGCACGGGCAGCGGAACGCTATGGTCTCGCACGGTGGCGAGCTAAGGAGCGATGATGGCAAGCAATACATGGGGCCTGACAGTCAAGCTAGTGCCGCACATTGGCATGGCGGATACGCCGCTCGGGCCGTCCGAAGTCAAGGTGCCGCAGTGGTCGGTGATGGTGGGGTCGCGACAGATCGAGATGAACTATGGCGTTCCGTGCGTCGAAGCTGGTCTCGCCGGATTCGAGACAACCACCATCGAGTTCTTGGCGCATACCAACACCTGGCCAGCCGAAGCGAAAGAGTGGATCTGCGAGGAAGTCGGACGGTTGACCAATAGCATCCGGCGAAACAACTCGCCAGTCATGCCGCGGCAGAGGCCGGTCGAGGATTTGGACGCGGTGATCGACGTTTCGGACTTGGACGAGATCGAAGATTAGCGGGGGTGTAGTTTCCATCACAGCCCGTTGCGTGTTCGGTGTTGCATTCCCCTGCCAACGTAGCCGACACGCGACGGGCTTTTATGCAGGGGAGTTTGACCAATGGCACTACTGACTAGAGAACGATTAGAGCAACGACGGGAGAGGGCGTACACCGAAGTCGATGTACCAGATCCCGATCCGGCAGCCGCAGCGCGCGGCGAGAAGGTGACGATTCGACTGCGGGCCATGTTCGGCGGCGAGTGGGTGGATCTAGTACGTTCGATGCGCGGCGACACAAAGAACGCCGAGTGGCGCAGTGAGAACTACACGCAACTGGTGCTGGCGTTTTGCTTAGTGGATGAGCACGGCAAGCGTATCCTCCAGGATGAAGACCTCAACACGGCCTGGTGGAAGACGCAGAGCCGCGCCTTTATGACCGCAGCCATTGACGAGGCGATGCGGTTCAGCGGGCTCAACATCGAGACCACCGTAGAGGACGCAAGAAAAAACTCCTTGGAAGTCGGCAACTCCTCCAACTCTACAGAGTCGCCGATAGACTCGGATATCGCAGCCCCGGAGATATGGTCGAAGACCTTGGACTGAGTGAGGTAACGCAATGGTTGGCAGTGGCGGACATCGACGGCTGGGGCGAAGAGACGATGCTGCTGGCCAGCCTGTTAAGCGTCCAGATCAAGAAGCCCATCTCGGAAATCTTGCCGGGCTGGGAATGGATGCAGAAGGATAAGACGCATGGCCGACAACCTGGGAACCGCCGCCTATAAGCTGGTACTGGACGCCAGAGAGTTTCAAAACTCGGCTGTCCAGTCCGGTAAGTCGATGCGCGAAGTCCAGAAGGTCATGCGGGACACCACGACTCCCGCCGAGAAACTTGCGGCCAGTTATGACGAGGTGACAAAAGCCTATGAGCAAGGCTTAATTCCGCAGAAAAACTACGAGCGGTATCTGGCCAAACTGAACGAGACCGCAGACAAGGCC